CGGAGAACACCGCAACGTTGGCGGTGCCGGTCCCGGTGTTGTTGTTCACACCGGGCGCGTTGATCTGACTGCCGGTGACCTCGAACTGCAGTGCGTCGCTGGCAACGAGGCGCACGCCACCACTGCCGGCGGTGCCGATGGTAATGAAGGCGTTGGCGTTGTTGTTCCGCAGCGACGTGCTGGCCGCGAGCATGTTCAGGTAGTGCTTCTCCGGCCCGGACGTGCCCGTCTCCGCGCTGCCCAGCCAGACATCGCCACCCGGCTCGAGGCGGAGCCGGCCGCGGCGCTCGTCGGCATGGGTCGCGGCGGACACCATCGTGACGGAGCCGCGCACGGCCGCCGCCGTGGAAGGGTGACCCGTGGCGACGTAGGCGTTGTAGATCAGGCTGTCGTCGAACGTGATGTTCCCGCCGAGTGTTGTCGACGGCGGTCGGACGGAGACACCCTGCCCGGTGGAGTTCGTCGCCATGAACTCGCCGCGGATGGTGAACGTGTCCGTGCCGGGCGTGAAATCGACCCGGCGGGTACCGGCCGTGTCCCACATCCGAAAGTGCAGCTCGGTCGCCTGCCAACCACCGATCCCGACCCACGCCGGGTTAGCCGCGGAACGAATGTCAGCACCGAGAATCACCTTGCCGTCCAACGCGCCGACCTTGATCGCCTGCGCGTCGACCGCACCCACAGCGATCGTGTCCGACGTGACCGCGTTCGCCGCGATCATCCCCGCCTCGATCGAGACAAAGCTCGCCAGCTCACCCCACAGCGACCCCGAGAACACGATGTGCTCAAAGGTGACGACCTCACCCTGCAACTGGGACGGGTCGTCGATGATCGTGCGGATGTTGCCGATGTCCACGTTCGGGTCCACCGTGATCGGCTCAGCCGCAGGGGTCGCGTCCGCCCAGTCCAAGGCGTTGCCAGCACTGTCCACGCCACGGATGCGGACGTGGTACGGCGTGTCGTAAGGGATGCCCGTGACGAGGATGTCACCAGCCCCGGTGACCGGGAACCCCACGACCTGCCACGGCCCACCGGCGGAGGTGGAGATCGCCGCCTCGACGTGCGCCAGGTCCACAGGCGGGCCACCACCGCTGGCGAGCAACCCGTCCCAGGTCACCCGCACCACGCCATACCGCTGCGACAGCACCGGCACAGACAGCGCCGGCGGAGGCGTCGTGTCCTCAGCCACCACCACAGCGACCGCGTCCGACCACGCCGACGGGGTGATCGTGAACCGACCGTGCACCCGCACCTTCACTGCATACTCATCGCCGGGCGGGTAGGGCGAGGATGAGAACTCCGGCAGGTTGGTGGAGTCTAGGAACGCCCACGGGTGACCAGTGACGTTCGGGCGGACTGCCCACTCGTACCTGTCGACCTCCAGCAACGTGCCGTCCGTCGCCGTCGTCACCTCACCGACCACACCGGACAGGACACCCTGCGGGTCGCCCGTCACCGGGTCGTTGTACCAGTCCGAATGCAGCACCAAGCCCTGCGGCGTCGCCGGGATGCGCTTGTCCGGCCCTTCCGGCGCGGGCCGCACGTTCGACCCGCCCTCAGACGTCGAGCCGCCGACGATGCCCCTCGAGCGGCGTGCACGACGCAGCTCAGCGTCCAGCAGCCGGTCGTTCAGGATCAGCGAGGACGTCACCAGCCCGTCCACGTCGCCACGGAACTGCACACCCACCACACGCACCCGCTCAGACGCGGTGTACGTCGGCGCAGACACCCAGTCGCCGACCTGGAAGTCCACCGTCGGGACCACATCCACAGTCGGCAGCAGGTCGCGCGTGTACTGGCCCCGCAGGCGACCGGCACGCGCCAGCTCGGACTGCACCATCACCAGCGCCGTGCCCTGGTCGGTCACCGCACCGTTGGACTGGAACCCGAACCACTTGCCCCACGGGGCAGGCGCAGTCGGGTCAGACTCCACAAGGTCCAAGCCCTCGCCGCCGGCGAACCGGACGGCGTGCACCAGCTCCTCGATCGTCTCCTCCGACGGGGCCTCGACCACGTCCGCGCCGAGACGGAAGATCACATCGGCCGAGCGGTCCGCAGGCGTCGAGTCGGGGTTGACGATGACCAGCTCGCGGCCGGCCCACCAGTAGTCGCACACACCCTGCTCGGTGAGGTTCTGCAGGATTACGTCGAGCGCGAGGCCGTGGTCGTAGTAGATCGTGACGATCTTGTCCCACGGCTGCCCGTTGCTGTCGGTGTTCGACGTGAACGACCGCTCGAAGGTGTGCCCACCCAGCGCGGCGTGCTCGTCCAAGATGGTCCCGACGATCGTGCCCGCAGTGGCGGACAGGAACGGCCGCTTGCCCGCGTTGTCACCCTCAGCCTGCAACGCGGACGTGTTCTGCGACCGCACCTTGCACAACTGCCACCCGTAACCGGGGACCGTCCACGACACCTTGCGCGTCTCGTCGCCCACGTCCATCGACCGCTTGAGCGCGACGAACCGGCCGTTGCGTGGCTCGACCCACGCCGACCCGTCCCACACCTCGACCGCGAGCTCGAGCCCGGTCGTCAGCACCCGCGACAGCTCCGAGGTGGTAGCGACCGCCAGGGACGCCTCCAACGTCGCCGCAGACGTGTCGTTCCATGGCATCGACGCAGAGAAACCCAGCAGGTCGGGCAACGCACCCAGCCGAGGGCCGTTCGGCGCGTACGCCACCATGCGGGCTGTCAGAGCCATGCCGACCTCCCATGCAGCGCCCACCCGGTAGAGCCGGTAACCTGCACCGACCGCGACGTGCTGCCCTCAGGCGTCGGGTTCAGCGTCGTCGAAGGGAACAACGTCAGTGACGGATACAGTGCCGGCACAGGCACGACCGAGGGCCACAGCTGCAACGGCGACGGCGCCGGGTAGTCCACCATCGACGACACGTCCGCAGACGACACCCAGTCCCACGCGGTCGCAGACGTGGACGTCCACGCTCGCAGCGTCGCAGAGTCGATGAATAGGTAACGGTCGGAGGGGACCGTGCCCGCCCACGACACGCCCGTCTTGGACGTCTCATCACGGATGAACGGGTCCACCGTGCCCGGCGCGAACCGGGCCACCGCGTCAGCCACGGGCGCCGTGCCCCAGTCGAACCCGGACGCCGTCACCGTCTGCGCAGTCAGGCCACGCAGGAACACGCCAGGGATCGCCAACGACACCGACCACCGCGACGTGTGCCCGAATCGGAACGTGTCCGCGGACGGCGTGGCCGACTCCAGCACCGCGTCAGCCTCATGAACGGACGAACCGACCGTGCGGCGCAGCAGTAGCGTGGGTGACGCCAGCAGCCCCAAAAGCTCAGAGTCCAGGGCCTCGAGCTCGTCGTCGTCGCCACTTTGCACCCGCGGCGCCAGCTCCAGTGTCACCTTCGGCTCGTCAAACACGGGCAACCCCACCGGGGCGACACCGTGCCGGCGACCAACCTGCACGACAGTGCGGCGGGTCGACACGGGCGGCCGGTAGAACGTGCCACGCGCGACGGTCCACTTGCCCAGGTCGATCCCGTTGAGGGCCAGCGTCGCCTTCGCCATGTCAGCCCCCCAGCCCAAGCGCGGCCGCGTACTCCAGCGATCGCTTCGTCGTCACGGACGTGGCCTCAGCCACCGGGTAGTTGACAGTCACATGCTGGACGACTCTCGGGCCTTCCTCGTCGACTCGGCGCAACGGCTCAGGACGGCCCGTGGCGTTGTGCACCAACGACGTGCCCATTGGCAGGTAGCCGCCGTTGTCGAACAGCAACGGCTTCACCAGGCCACCGTCAGCCAACGCCGCGTGGATGTGGTCAAAGTGCATCCGGTGCACCGCAGCGTCCCGGTAACCGATCTGCGCCCCACCCATCGGCGAGTAGTACAGCTGGGACCACTTCAGCAACGGCAGCAGCTTCATGAACGTGGCGCGCATGTTGCCCGACACGATGTCCACCGCACGACCCTGACCATGCAACGACGGCACACCCGACGCGGTGATCGCACCCGGCCGGTAGTTGGACGTCATCACAGCCTCAGGCGCGGCCATCTTCACCATCGACCAGATCGCCTGCCACGGCAGACCCTTCGGCGCCCACCCGTACGCGCCGCCATAGTTGACCCGCTGCCCGCCCGTCATCGGCGAGTTGGGACCACCGAGCGCACCGAGCGACTTCTCCTTCGCCCAGTCCGCGATCTTCTGCAGGTTCAGGCTGCCGACCGCACCCTTGGCGACCGAACCCGCCCACGACCCACCGAAGTCGGGCATGATCCGGTCGAACAGATCCTTGACCCACGCCTTGCCGCGCGCCCACAGGTCCGTCACGAACTCCCACGACGCATCCAGCGCACCACCCGTGCGGGGCCGGTTGCCGACCGGGCCACCGGAGGCGAACCCCGGCAGGCCACGACGCAACGCCTCGAGGAAGCCAGGACCGAACCTGCGGCGGAGTGAGTCGGTCGCATGGACAGGCAGGACGTACTCACGCGGGTTGATTCGGGCGATGGGCACGCCACGGGCATCGACGCCGAGGACGTTGTCGGCTCTCGGGCCGCGCCACGGGCCGCGGACCATGCCGCCATCCGCGAGGAACTGGTTAGGCCCGCCACCGACCTTGCCCGACGCCGTGTCGAGAATGATCTTGCGGATAGTCCAGTTACCCGTCAGGTCCACACCGGGGATCTGGTTCAGCGCCGACTTCATGCCCGACAAGAAACTATTCACCTTGTCGATCACGGCGTTGATCGGCCGCGCAATCAGGTTCGTCAGCCCCTTCCACGCCGCGCCGATACCGTCGCGCACCGCCACGAACTTGTCCCGAAGCGACTGGACCTCGTTCTTGAAGTTGACCAGCACGTCACGCGAGAACTTGTAGGCGCCCTCGATGACCTTGCCGATACCGTCGAACGTCGGCTTCACACCGTTCTCGTAGAAGTCCACCAAGAACGGGGCAAGGGTGTTCTTGATGAACTCCCACAGCCCCTTGAGCGCCGGCTGAGCGTCCTTCTCCCAGAAGTTCTTGATGACCCGCCCGACCTCCTGCATGGCAGGCCAGATCCGGTCAATGAACGCCGTCTTGATATCCGGCCAGAGCTTCTCGACGATGAACTTCCACAACCCCTGCAGGGCCGGGATGCCCTCGTCGCGGATGAAGTTGAACGCCTGTTTGCCGATGTTGTAAACACCCTCAAGGATGTCCCGGAACTTCCCACCCGCGCCCTCACCGTTGCGGAACTCCGCGATGAAGGTCTGGATAGCAGGGACCGCCACGTCACGGACCCAGGTGAAGCCCGTCACCACGGCGTCACGGACGGCCTCCAGGATGTCCCGGAAGCGACCGCCGGCACCCTCACCGTTGCGGAACTCGGCGATGAACCCCTGCACCGCAGGGATCGCCACATCCTTGACGTAGTCGAACACCGCCCGCGCCCACACGCCGATCTGCTCAAGGGCGCCGATGAAACCGTCGCTGGTGACGTCGCCGTCCTTGAAGGCGTCAATCATCGCCTTGATGCCCATGCCGAGAAGTTCCAGCTTCGGCCGCACGGACGTGTCCATGATCTCGACGTCGCCGCGGAGGCCGTTGATGAAGCCCTGTGCCTTCTCCACCGCGTTCGAGAGCCACACGCCGATGACCTCACCGACCTTCGTGGCGATCGGCTCCAGCTTGCCCAGCCACTCGGTGACGCCCTGGATCGCCGGTGCGAACTTGTCAAACACACCGGAGAGCAGGTTGGCACCGATACGACCGATCGCGGCCCAGGCGTTCTTGAGCGACCCGGTGAAGGTCTTACCCATCTCCTCGGCGACAGTGCCCGACGCCGACGTCATGGCGTCCTCGAACTGCTCGAAGCTGACCTTGCCCTCAGAAGCGAGGTCGAACACTTCTTCCTGCGTCACGCCCATCTGCTCGGCGAGGGCCTTGTAGATCGGGATGCCCTTGTCGGCCACCTGCTGCAACGAGTCGTTCTGTGCCTTGCCGAGCGACGCGACCTTGTTGTAGATCCCACCCATCTCGTCCATACCCACACCGGCTGCTGCGGCAGAGTTGGCGACAGACTTGAGGACGCCCTCGAGATCCTTGCCCGGCTTGATACCGGCAGCGACCGCACCAGCAGCGGTGGTCGCGGCCTCGCCGAGCCCGAACGCGGTCCCCTTCACCGAGGCCAGCGCGTTCTTCATAATCGCGTCGACAGCCTCGGTGTCATGGCCGAGCCCGCGCATCTTCGCCTGCGCGTTCTCGATGGCGACCAGACGGCCCATGCCCTTGGTGAGCGCGGCGCCCAGCCCTGCAACCGCGACGGCACCGGCGGCTGCGAAACCGACCTTCGCGGCCTTCTTGAACCCACCAGAGACGCGCTGGCCGAGGGTCGAGCCCGCCTTGTCACCCTGCGACCCGAGGCCAGACAGTGCCTTACCCGTGTTCTTCTGGAAGCCCTTGAACGTGGGCCTGACCAGAACCTCGGCGGTGCCGACAACAGCCACGAGACACCACCTTCCAGGGGGGTTAGAAGTCGTCAGGGGAGAAGCCGAACCGTGCGCCGATGCGCTGCGCCACCAGACGGGCGAGCTGGTCGGCCTGCCTGTCCACCTCCGTGCGGGGCGCCGGGAGGTAGGCCCCGGTCTTGCCCTGCGTCGCCATCGCGGCCACGTTGTGCGCGATCTCCCGCAGGAGCATCGCGTGCAGGTCGTACTCGGACAGCCGGGGCGACCACGGTTCAGCGTCGCCGTCCTCGGTCGCGTACTCCCGTTGCATGGCGATCAACCGCGCCTGCTCCGGGTCGTTATAGACAGCCTCCTGAAACCGGGACGTCGGGGGCAGCTGCTCGATCAACTCGAGGAGGGCACGCCACCTACGCTGCTGCCACCAGACCGCCAGGTCCACGCCGTACCGCTCAAGGAGGTCAGCGCGGACCTGGGGCCGGTAGCGGGCGATCAGCTCTCGGAGGCGTCGCCTTCCCCCGGCGTGCCCCACGTCGCCTCCATGCGCTCGACCACGGCCGAGACGATGGTGAGCGTGGCGCGGTAGGAGGGATAGGACTTGCGGAACTTCTTAAAGTCCTCGTCGGACAGCCATTCCTTGACGATGGGGGTGACCTGCCCATTGCTCATCCCCGCATAGAGGGAGGCAAGGAACTTCTCAGCGTCCTCGGCGTCACGATCGAACGGGGAGGGGAAGGTGACGAACCCGCTGGCGCCCTTGAGGGGGACGCGGATCGGCTCCTCGGCCTTGCCCTCCAGGTCGAGGTCGTTGACGTTGAGGACGTTGGTCGGCTTGTCGCTCATTCTCTGCTCCGGGTGTTTGTGTCGGGGTGTGGGTTACTTGGTGGACTTCTCGGCCTGCTTGTCCGCCTCGCGGACGGCCTTCGTGCGAGCGGCCTGCTCGCGGTAGCCCTGGCTCTTGAGCTCCTGGCCCTCACGGGCGACGCTCGTCTCGACCGTGTGGCCGGTGTCCTTGTGCACGTAACGCGGCATGACGCCTCCTAGTGACTGGTCGCCGGGTGAATGTTGACCCGACCCGTGGCGCACACCCGGCAGAGGCGCCACGGGCCGGGGTCTATCAGGCCGGAGCCGTCGCGGTGGTGTAGCCGAGGATGTCGACCGACGCCTTCGCGCCCGTGCCGCCCAGGTAATGGCGGACCGGCGTGCCGATCTCGTCGTCGACGAACACGTCGAGGGTCAACTCCTGGCTCAGCGCACCAGTGGAACCCCACGCCTCCTCACCAGCGTTGCCCAGTTTGACGCGGCCGTAACCGCGGCCGAGAATCCAGTTGTTCGCGGCAGGGCCATCGTCGGCCGCCACGACAAGGCGGTACTCGGCGTCGTTCGGCAGGTCCGGCTCGTCGAACACGATCTCACCCGAGTCCGCCACAGCCTGGACCGCGGACAGGTCCGTGCCGTACTTGAGCTCCTGCATGTGCCGGCGGCCGAACTCCAGCGGGTTGACCGTGATCGTGCGAGCGACGCGCATCACGTCGGTGCGGACGAACGAGGCATACCCGAGGGCATCGACGTCGTCCTTCTCCACGTCACGACCGAACCGGTAGCCGTCCGGGGTGACGATGCCGATCGGGAGGAAGCCGAGGGCCTTGAGGTCGATGGGCAGGCTGTCCGGGCCGGTCAGGTTCTCCGGCAGCTCGACAGACACGGGCGCGAGGAACCCAACGGCACGGCGGACCTTACGGACCAGTCCGCGCTCGTCGGCCTCCTGCATCAATGTGGCAAAGGTGGGCACGATAGATCCCCTTTCCAGAGGGCATGGTGGTGTGATGCCCGCGAGGGGCTGGTTGGTTTACCGGGTGAATCAGAGGGGCCGGGTCGTCACGAGGTAGGACGCCCGGCCCAGGTTGACCGCCTCGGAAGCGTGCGGCACGTCATGGGGGGTCACGTCGCACGAGATCTCGTCGACGTACCCCTCAGCCGTGTCAATGCCCTCTCCGACGATGCGGGCACGGATCGCCTCGGCGACGTCTACGGCGGCGGTGCCGGGCGCGTACACCTCGACGGTGGCGCGGTCGACGCGGTCGATCCAGCCCTGCGTGCCGCCGGTGGTGTAGATCAACGCCACGGCCTCGTCGGTACCGAGATCGGCGTAGGCGGGGCGGCCGCGGTCGTCCACCGGCATCAGGTAATACGCCGCGACCGTGCGGCCAGAGAACGCGCCACCATCGATCAGTTCGAACAGAACCTCGCGGGTGTCGGGGAACAGCAGCTCCTCAGCGACGCTCATCGGGCCTGCTCCGCCGCACGGGCTAGGGTGCGCTTGCGGGCGCCGGCCTTCATGCGCGTCTCGGTGACACGGGCACCGGAGCGTGGCTCGTTCTCCCAGCCGGCGGTCACCGTCGCAGGGGACGTCTCGTAGGCGCCGCTGGGGTTGTCAGCCTGCGCGAACCGCTGCACCGCCCGCGCACCCTCCATCGCGGCACGACCAGCACCGGACGACTGTCCGATCTCGCGCAGCCCGCTGGGGTTCGGCGTGTACTTCACCTTCGCCATCAGGCCCTCCTCAATGGGACGCGCACGCCCATCGGCGTGTAGTCAGGCTCACCCGACACGTGGAACATGCCCGACGGCCACAGGCGCGGCGGCACCGACTCCGGCACCTCGATGTCGTCCGTCGAGCGGAAGTCAGCACCGGCCGGGGCGTACAGGTAAGCCGTCGTCTCCGGCGCCTCGGAGCGTGACTGCGGCTCGTCAGCGGACGACTGCGTAGAGATGAGACAGTCGGGCACCGTGTGTGTCGAGCCAGGCAAGGGGTTGCCCTTCGGGTCGCGCCCACCCGAGCGGCGCACCGTGACGGGGGTGCGCCAGAACGGAGGCATCCGCTCCGCGACGCTCAAGCTCATCGGGGCGCCACCGTGAATGCTCGGCGACGTCCGCCTGTGGACGACGTGCGACACAGCGCCTTGAGCCGGCGGACCTCGCCCGTGAACAGGCGACCCTCACCAAAGGTGCGCGTGTCGAGGGACTGCGTGTGCGTGAACGATCCGGTGGTGTTCTGCTCGGACGCCACACCACCCTCACCGGCACGGTGCCAGCGCAGCACCGCCTGCCGCAAGATCGATTTGACCGCAGCCCCATGCTCAAAGCCGTCCGCGACGATGCACGGCGCCTCGACCTCAGCCTGCGCCTCGATGTCGTCGATATAGAGGTCAGCCTGCGCCTGTGTCAGCGACGGGGCCAGTGGGGACAGGTCGGAGAACTGCAGGAACCTACCCATCAACATTCACCCTCTCGGCGCAGGATCAGACGGGTGTTCCCACGCCGGGGCAGGGGAGAGGTCCTGCCCCAGCGTGGTCACGAGTGCTGCGTCAGAGGACGTCAGCGGACAGGGTGGTGTCCGGGTTGGACAGCACCGGCAGGGCCACGGCCTTGCCGAGCACCCACTTCACGGGCGGGTCGTCCTCGGAGTAGACCGCGGCGATGATGCCCGCCTGGTCACCCGCAGCCAGCCCGTACCGGGGGTCGCGGGAC